GGCACACCCAAGCGTGTTAATAACCTAACCAAGTTTACTAACCTAGAGTGGGGCAAAGAAGACGGCAAAGAAGTATACAAGGGCAAAGCAAACATGCCCGGACATGTCAGGGCCGCTATTAACTGGAACCGTCTAAAGAAAATGCATGGCGACAACTACAGCATGAATATTGTGGACGGTATGAAAACTATCGTATGCAAACTCAAAGACAATCCCTTGGGTTACACCAGCGTTGGCTATCCAGTGGACGAACTAAACCTACCTAACTGGTTTAAAGAACTTCCGTTTAATCATAAGGAAATGGAAGCAACTATTGTAGATCAGAAGCTAGATAACTTGTTGGGAGAGCTTGGCTGGAACTTAACACAAAAGACACAAATACATAGCACGTTTGAAAGTTTATTTACATTTGAGTAATAATAGCATATAAATACCCATGGAGATAGTGCCATGGAAAGCAGATTTATACAAAAGTTTCTAAGACTAGACCTAGTAAAAAGGTCAATAAGCAAGCTTGGGTTCGACTTTTCCCAGGAACTAATCCAGGATCGCGAACTAATAAATTATAACAAAGAATTTTTTGCTAATAACGAGAATTTCCACGCAGCACTTGTAGCATTAGATAACCTAGAAAAAGCTAAATCTGAATATGATAACTCTATTTCCAAAATTTGCAATGATGTAGAAGATATATTTAGAAGGCGTGAGCTCCGCATCTTACAGACCGATTATCATAACTTCGAAACTCGCACACTGACCTTTGAAGAGTACATTAGCAGTAATAATGTTTTAAGTCTGGCAGCTAAAGATTTTATAATATCAGAAATACAAAGTAAAAGTGATTGGCAGTTTGCAGCAGTAGACCTTAATCCAGTAGATGGTGAATTTACTAGAATGATGACTGCTAATGATCCACTATATGTAATTTATAGAGACGAAAATCATAAAGAAATTGTTAGAAAAAAGTTTAATGAATTCTATGGCACACGAAGGTTAAGAGCATACACTGATATTAACGAACTTCCAGATAACCAACTCGGTTTAGCATATTGCTTCAATATGTTCGAGCTTATGCCTTTAGACCCTATTAAAGAGTTTTGTAAAACGCTGTTCCAAAAAATGCGTCCGGGTGGTACATTCATTTTCAGTTATACAGACTGTAGCCAAAGGGCAACTATAGAAATGTTACCTTATGAAGGGCGAGCTTACAACACCAAAGAAGCAATGAAAGGTACGATGTTTAGTTTAGGCTGGGACATTGTAAGTGCTGACAGCATCGAACAAATATTCAGTTATATGATTTTTAAGCGTCCGGGCGAGCTAGGATCTATTAAATTAAACACACCGAGTGTTGATATCGCAAAAGTTATTGACTCACAATCCAAATAATCTTACAATAAACTATCAACTTTAACAAAAGGAACAATCTATGAAAGATTATCTACTTGATGTTGTGCAGCATACGCACAGCCTAGGCTTTATTGATCTGGTTAAGATCACAGGAACTGACGACGAAACACTTGTTGAGGGTCTAGCAGAAGACCGTTCAGTTATTCTCAAAGGCAAGTTTCACAAGCCAGTACCAGAGTTCATGGGTACATTTGGTATGCCCAACTTGAGTACCCTAAACACAATCCTCCGTATTACTGAGTATGCTGAAAACGAAAAGATTTCAATTAACACACAGGAACGTAATGGTGAGACAGTACCAGTTGGCGTACACTTTGAGAACGCTACCGGCGACTTCCAGAACGATTATCGTTTTATGGCAAGTGAGATTGTAAATGACAAGCTCAAGACAGTACAGATGAAGAACGTAAACTGGGGTGTAGAGTTTGAACCCTCAGTAGCAAGCGTACAGCGTCTCAAGATGATGATCAGTGCTAATAGTACCGAGACTGTGTTCGTTGCTCGTACCGAAGGCAAGGACCTCAAGTTTACTTTTGGTGATGCTAGCACACATGCCGGTAACTTCGTATTTCAACATGATGTTGGTGGTAAACTAAGCAAGGGCTGGGCGTGGCCAGTTGAGCAGGTTAGCAAGATCCTAAGCCTAAGTGGTGATGTAAACTACAAGATCAGTGATGACGGTGTTAGCCAGATTAGTGTTGACAGTGGACTTGGTGTTTATGACTATCTACTACCTGCACAAACAAAGTAATGCACTTTTCCGTAAAACTTCTGCCCATACTGATAAGTCCACAACTAGACTGCATTTGGATTAATATTCCAAAGAACGCTAGCAGTTTTATGCAGAAGATACTACAGGATAATGGCTGGCGTGAGCCAGATTCTAGTATACGGCTTGATCTATTAAACAGCAGTATTCGTAAACTTTGTATTTTTAGAAATCCTGTTGAAAGATGGATCAGCGGTTTTGCAGAATGTTTTATGGATATGCCGGAGATCATTGATTTATTAGACACCCCAGCATTTATAAAAGTCGTAGAGCGTTCTCCAATATTTGATAATCATACAGAATTGCAGAGTACATTTGTAATTAATTCCACAAATCTAGAATATATTCATTTAAGATCTGTAGTCGACGCCAATAGTTTTTTTACTAACGTGGAACAGTGGATAAAAGAGAACGGTGGTCAGGCTGACTGTGGTAGATGGCAGGATCCAATAAACCCCAGTAGCAATGACGAAATAAAGCATATGATTAACAAGAAATTGAAAAAAATAGTCGAACAGAATACACTTCTAAGAGCATCGTTAGATAATTTTTTCTCTCCTGATGTAGAATTGATTAATAAAGCAAGAAGAATATCCTATGGAAACTAACCTAACTGCACAACAATCAGACTATGCTGTGTTCCTCCCAGCACTCAGTAGTTTTTATTCTACGTTTGTGGGTAGACAGCGATATGAAAACTATGTTGATCCAGCACGTATTCCCAGTCACTTTACTAACGGTTTAGAGAGTGGTAACTGGTTGAGTAATGATGGTCTGTTTAATTACAAGTGGAGTCTGTATAGTTCAGGACATGTGGACTTAGACACTACCAAGCATCTCCCTAAAGAAGCAATGATACGTGAACGTGATCGTAGCACAAGTTTTATTGTTGGTGACTCAGGTGGATATCAGATTGGTAAGGGTGTATGGGAAGCAGACTGGAAGGATCCCAACTGTCCTAAAGCTCACGCCAAACGTGACGCTGTTCTAAAGTGGATGGATGCCTATATGGATTACGGCATGACACTTGATGTTCCAAGTTGGTTACAGCGTAGTAGTCAGGAAGCCAGAGATCGTACCGGCATTCATAGCTATGAAGATGCGTGTTCAGCAACTGAGATCAATAATGAATATTGGATACGTAATCGCAAGGGGGAATGTCGTTTCCTAAACACACTTCAGGGTGAGAATCATACAGAGGCAGATGACTGGTACAACCGTATGAAGAAATACTGTGATCCAAAACAGTATGAGAATCACTTTAATGGTTGGGCAATGGGTGGACAAAACGTAAGTGATGTGCACCTTATTCTAAAGCGTATAGTTACTCTAATGCGTGATGGCTTACTTGAAAAGGGACTACACGATTGGATGCACGTACTAGGTACTAGTAAACTAGAATGGGCGTGTCTACTAACAGATGTTCAACGTGCGGTACGCAAACATTACAACGAGAACTTTACTGTCAGCTTTGATTGTGCCAGTCCTTTCCTTGCAGTAGCAAATGGTCAAGTATACTATCAGCTTACAATGGAAGATCGCAAGCGTTGGAGTTATCGTATGACGAAATGCTTTGACGATAAGAACTTGAGCAAGGATACTACACCGTTTGGACAGGCATTTGTGCGCGAAGGCTGCGCAGAGTCATTCCATGAAACAGTTGTAAGCAAGGGACTTACAGCAGCAGACATTTGTGCATATAGTCCTGGTGACCTAAATAAAATAGGCAAGGAAGGACGCACAAGCTGGGATAGTTTTACATACTTCCTACTAATGGCGCACAGTGTAGCCCTTCATATTGAAGCGTGTCAGGAAAGCAATAGACGTTACGATAAGGGCATTATTCCCAGTATGTTGGTGCAAGAAGACTTTGATCGTGTACTAATGCGTGACATAATTAATGAAATAATTGGTTGCGCGGATTCAGATAAGGCGTTACAATTAGTAGACGAGTACAGCAAATTATGGATGGAAGCAGTGGGTACTCGAGGTTATACCGGTAAACGTGCTATAAATTCTAATACAAAATTTTATGATCTTTTCCAAGAGGTTTAGATGAATAACATTGATAGGCTAACTGAACAACACAATCGCCTACATGCCAGTGTTGAAAAGCTAGAAAAAGAACACGAGCAGTTTCCAGATGATACGGAAATCAAAAACAGGCTTATGGATCTTAAAAAGAAAAAGCTACAAGTAAAAGATAATATTAACCAGCTAATGCGTGAAGAATATAAGTCACGTGAGCAATTTAATTTCGAGGAATATGACCGATGAGATACTATCGTATTCTAATTCAAGGATATGGCGGTGAGCAGTGCTTCGGTAGCCTTACCAAGGAACAGTACGACTTCTGGAAGGACATGGAAGAAGAACATATCATCTCTCATATGATTGATCCCCATGAAGAATGTGATGAAAATCCTGTGTTTGATGATACTGATCCACGATGGATCGGTGAGTACTATGAACAAGAAGATATTATGTGTCTTAGTGCAGCCGCACTAGATACAGCGTACATTACTATCGAGGAGCACGATGGTGCTGAATATGATAGCAAGCACGTTAAAGATATCCTTGATGCAACAGACTGGAGCGAGTTATTCAACAAGTATGAAGAACAGGGTATCGAAGATAACATTACTTACGAATGGGTAAACTTTCCCAAGGATTATCCTGAGGTTAAATATGTTTTCTATGGTGCTAGTATCGAGAAAGGGTGCTTTGGAGACTATACTGTAGAGCTACCCGATGACGAAGAGTTTGACTTTATGAAACTAAAGTGGTGTCAAACTGAAACACCTAATGGTGAAGACTTTATTGAGTTACTGTCTTATGGTGAGCAGGAACTGGACAACTGTGGCCACGATACAAATGGAAAAGGCATGGCCGCTGCCGTATGGGAACTAAACAAAAGTGAATAAAAAACAGTACACAGAATGGGCGTATTCTCAAATGAAAAAGTATGGTATTCCAATGCCCGAAACATATTCAGCTGAGGAAATTAAAAAGTATTGCCCGGATATCCCGTCTAAGTTTATTAATAATCATGTAAGGGAAAGAGACAATGGCTGAAACAAGAGAGAGTCATGACGAGTTTATCCTACGTAGTATGCGTGAAGAAGGTCTAAAGGATCGAGTACGCAAAGCCTCACGTATGGTATGGGTTAAGTTTGAAAAGGAAGGTATGCATCGCTATCCAGCGGCTGCTGATGATCCTAAACTAGCAACAGGCGATGAATATGATGTAAGTTTCCTTGCACATCCTCATCGTCACATCTTCAAGTTCCGTGTATGGATTGAAGTATTCCATGATGATCGTGACATTGAGTTTATTCAGTTTAAACGTTGGATGAATAAACTTTACGAAGGTGAACTTGACGTAGACTTTAAGTCATGTGAAATGCTTTCAGATGACCTTTATTTAACCATCCAGGATCGCTATCCAGGTCGTGATATTTGGATTGACGTATCCGAAGACGGCGAAAATGGCGCACTAACACAATATTCAAAGGACGTATAATGAAAAACGAAGTGCAAAAGGTATTTGATGACCTAGACGATTACAAGCGTTTCTGCACAGTATTTGGTCATCCTTATAATGAGGCTGACCTTTATCGACAGAGTTCACCAGCATATGCTGAATATGCCGCATTTAAAACTGGCAAGCGTATAAGTAATAACTGGATCAGGGACGCTAAAGTTTTTGGTCGTAACATCTTTGGATCACGATAAGAAGTTATGACTGTCTACTTAATAGATTTAGAAGCTGTTGAAACCCGGTATACTTCCGAGTGGAAACAGTATCTACCTAAACAAATTAAACAGAAAACTAAAGAAGATACTGTAGTTATTTCCGGTGGTGAAGTTCCTCAGGCGACTACTCCTGGAGCCTTCCTAAACTTTGCTGGTACTAACAACTATAAATCCCAGCAAATGTTAGAAATTAGTACACTGTTTGCCAATGGAGAAGTGAAAGATGGAGATTATTTCCTATATACGGACGCTTGGAACCCAACTGTTATCCAGCTTCGTTACATGGCTGAGCTACTGGGCGTTAATATTAGAATCGGTGGTCTTTGGCATGCTGGTAGTTATGATCCTGCTGACTTCTTAGGTAGACTGATTGGAGCAAAGGCATGGGTAAGGCATGCTGAAGCAAGTATGTTTGAATGTTACGATGATAACTTCTTCGCCAGTGAATTCCACATTGACCTGTTCTGTAGTGCGTTTACAGCAAATAAAAGTGAGAAGTTTGTTCGAACAGGCTGGCCAATGGAATATGAAAAGAAGCAGATGTCAGCATTTAAGGACATGGAAAAGACTAATACTATCCTGTTCCCACATCGCATTGCTTCTGAAAAGCAGCCTGAGATATTCCGTGATCTGGCAGAGAGTATGCCAGAATATGAATGGATCACATGTATGGAAAAGGGCTACACAAAGGATGATTATCACCGCGCATTAGGTACAGCAAAATTAGTGTTTAGTGCAAACCTACAAGAAACTCTAGGCATCAGTTGGTATGAAGGCCTTCTAGTTGATACTATACCAATGGTTCCAGATCGTTTGAGCTATAGTGAAATGGCAATGGATGAGTTTAAGTACCCAAGCGAGTGGACAGAAAGCTGGGATAAATACTTGGAGCATAAGAACAGCATAATCGAAAGAATAAACGATTATATTCATAACTATGATAGTTATCTTAGTATTATGTCAAAACAATCCAAACAACTTTCTGAAAATTATTTCAGTGGCAAACTAATTTACGAACGAATTAAGAATAGATGAACATTCTTTTAATCGGCGGCGCCGGATTTATAGGAAAACACCTAGAGCGTGACCTTGTACAAGATCATACTATATGGAGTATCGATAAAAGTTTTGGTACCAATGTAAACAATAATCAGGACTTGGAACTAATTAGCCCTGATTATGATTGTGTTATATTTCTAGCAGCGGAACCAAACCTAGCCGCAGTAAAACGCAACCCTATTGAAGCTACACATACACTTACAACAGGACTTATAAATTGCTTAGAGCGTTTTAAAAACAGTCATTTCGTTTATTTTAGTAGCAGTATGGTTTACGGTAATTGGGATGGGCATTCCACAAAATTGGAATATGACCATCCGGCACCAATTGACTTGTACGGCAGACTTAAACTAGTAGGTGAAGGACTAGTTAAAGAACTACACGATAACTGGACTATTGTTAGACCCACAGCAGTTTATGGTGTGGGCGATGATCCAAAACGTGTACTACCTACTTTTATCCGCATTGCTCGCAGTGGTGGAGAAATTGAAGTAAAAGGTGTAGATAACTGTTTGGACTTTACTCATGTAAGTGATGTGGTTCAGGCTGTTAGACTTATTATCGAAAAGCATGACAGTTTGTCCTACAACAAAAATATTTTCAATGTAAGTTATGGTCAAAGTCACGCACTGGATATTATTGCAGAATATATCTGCACACTGGTTGGATCTGGATCTTATAAGATTGTTGACCGCGATTATGACTACCCTAAACGTGGCGCACTTGACATTCAAAAGGCTAGAACAGAACTTGGTTACCATCCCAAGGTTAATGTTCAAGCAGGTATTAAAAAGTTATTGGAGGAACTATGAAAGTAGGATTTATTGGATTAGGAAAGCTAGGTCTGCCTTGTGCAGAAGCAATGGCTGTAAAATACTCAGTTACGGGGTTTGATATTGAAGACCGTGCTAGTGATAATATAAAAGTTGTCACAGATGTAAAAGATGCAGTACAAAACAAAGATCTAGTTTTTGTTGCTATTCAAACACCACATCATCCACAGTATGATGGTAGCATGCCTTGTATGGACTATGAGCCGCAGGACTTTAACTATGATCAAGTAAAGCAGTGTTTAACTGAAGTAAACCAGTATGCGAATGAGCATACTCTTATAGTTCTTATTAGCACAGTATTGCCCGGCACTGTACGCAGAGAACTTGCACCTTTAATTACACAAGCACGTTTTATCTATAACCCATATCTAATTGCTATGGGCAGTGTAGCATGGGATATGGTCAATCCAGAAATGGTTATCATTGGCACAGAGGATGGTAGTGAAACAGGTGATGCAAGTCTGCTTATTAACTTCTATAAAGAACTTATGCAGAATAATCCTCGCTATAGTGTAGGAACATGGGAAGAAGCAGAGAGTATAAAGATATTCTATAACACATTTATCAGTGCAAAACTCAGCCTTGTTAACATGATCCAGGACGTTGCAATGAAACTGGGCAACATGAATGTTGATGTAGTTACAGATGCTCTCGCTAACAGCACCCAACGTATTATGGGCCCAAAGTATATGACAGCGGGGATGGGAGATGGTGGTCCTTGTCATCCACGTGACAATATTGCACTACGTTACATGGCTAAGGAATTAAATTTAGAATATGATCTGTTCCATGCTATTATGAACAGTAGAGAAGTACAAGCACGTAATCTTGCAAACTTTCTATGTGATCTTGCCAAGGAACATGAACTGCCTGTACTCATACACGGCTATGCATACAAGCCAGATGTGCCATATACTGAAGGTAGCTACAGTAGTTTGGTTGCACATTACTGTAGCGAACGAGGGTTTCATCCTATGATTGTTGATCCTCTTACACATCCAGATCCTGGTCCTTATAGTGCAGTTGTACTTCTTGCTCACAATCCAAGTGTTACTTATAACTACATTAACAATCAACAATCTAACAACTTATATTGCAAACTTAATGAGGACAGCGTTATTGTTGATCCTTGGCGCAGTTTTTCAGACACTAGTTATAAGGTGATTCATTATGGCAACACCCGTATTACATAGTCATATTGATCCTTTTTGGGACGACGAATATAAAAGTTTGTCGTATAAGTTAGAACCTTTTAACAATCGAGACGATCTAACTGAGTGGAAACGACAAGGATATGTACATCCTGAAAGTCATTACACAGGCTTCCTATGTGACATGCGTAGCCCTCAACCTGGTTGGAATGACAAGGTTATGCACTGGGCAGAGGATCAATTTGGTCTTAAAGACATAGGTACAAGTTACTATAGAATGGGTACAGGTGTAATATTGCCTTGTCATAAGGATACCTATGCAAAGTATTGTGAGTTGTTTGATTTAAAAGTCAGTGATTGTGAACGTATTGTCGTATTCCTTGAGGACTGGCAGAGTGGTCATTACTTCGAGATAGATGGCTGTGGAAAAGTAAATTGGAAAAAGGGTGACTATGTTTACTGGAAAGGCGACACAGAACATATGGCTGCAAACTTAGGTACCACAAAGAGATACACACTTCAAATAACAGGACACAAATAATGAAACGTATATTATTACTAGGTAGCGGTGAACTTGGCAAGGAGTTTGTTATCAGTGCTAAAAGACTTGGCTGTTATGTTGTTGCTTGTGATAGCTATGCAGGTGCGCCGGCGATGCAAGTAGCAGATCAATATGTTGTTTTTGATATGTTAGATGGCGAAATGTTATCTAATATTATAGATGAATACAAACCAGATCTCATAGTACCAGAGATTGAAGCTATCCGTACAGAAGTCTTACTGGAAAAGGAAACACAGGGTTATACAGTTGTTCCTACAGCAAGAGCAACTAACCTAACAATGAATCGAGATCGTATTAGGGATCGTGCAGTTGAACTTGGTTTGCGTACAGCAAAGTTTGAATATGCTGAGGATTTAGAAATACTACAAAGTGCTTGTAGACGGATTGGGTTTCCCTGCGTTGTAAAGCCTGTAATGAGCTCAAGCGGTAAAGGACAGAGTGTAATTGATGAGGAGCGTGAGGTGGATGCTGCATGGAAATATGCAGTATCAGGCATGCGTGGCGACAGGCAGCGTGTTATTGTAGAAGAGTTTATTGATTTTGATTTAGAACTTACACTGCTAACTGTAAAGCAACATGATGGACCTACGCTTTTCTGTCCACCAATTGGTCATTATCAGGAGCGTGGAGACTATCAGTACAGTTGGCAACCTGCACTAGAACAAACTTTTACAGGGCATATTATCGAAACACATGCACAAGAGATGGCAAAAATCATTACAGATGATTTGGGTGGTGCTGGTATATTTGGTGTAGAGTTTTTTGTTAAGACCAAAGGCAATAGTCCTGAGGTTATCTTCAGCGAACTGAGTCCACGCCCACACGATACTGGAATGGTAACCATGTTTACGCAAAACCTAAGTGAGTTTGACTTACATGCAAGAGCTATACTGGGATTACCAATTGGTGAAATTAAACTGGTACGTCCGGGCGCAAGTCACGTTGTACTAGCACATGAAACTATACATGAGTTTATTATAAGCGGTATTAACGATGCACTTAAAATACCAGACGTTGATGTAAGAGTGTTTGGTAAGCCTACGACTAGACCATATCGTAGAATGGCAGTTGTACTTGCACCTAGTTTAGAAATTGCAAAAGAAGCAGCCGGTAAAATTAGTGTGATAGATATTGCAAGTGATGCAGGTGCATAATGGAATACAAAATTTTAGATAAGTTTGAACATGCGCTTAGTGTATATACTGGTGCACCATTTGTTGTACTCACTGATAGTTGTACTCATGCTATTGAACTTTGTCTACGACTAAAGCATCCCAAAGGACCTGTAATACTTCCCAAACACACCTACATTAGTATCCCAATGACAATACACAAGTTGGGATTAGAGTTATATTGGGACAAGGATTATAACTGGGAGTATGAATATCGTATTGCTCCTACAAATATCTGGGATAGTGCTAGAGCATTTGATGAAAATATGTATGTCAGCGGTCGTATGCAATGTCTAAGTTTTGGCTGGGATAAACGTTTGGCTATTGGTCATGGCGGTGCTATTCTACTTGATAGTAGGAGCGATTACTTCCAGTTAAAGCGTATGGCGTATGATGGCAGAACGTTAGATACTTCTCCTTGGGAGAATCAAACTTATTGGCGTTTAGGGTTTCATTACAATATGAGACTAGAAGATGCAGCAAAGGGCATAGATATGATGTTTCATCCAGAAGAAATGCCAAACAAAGAAAGTCAGTTAAAGACTTATCCAGACTGTAGCAATATTAAAGTTGACTTATCTTAATTTATATCTTATAATTAAAAAAATTACAAAGGAACACAGTACATGAGAAAGACTTCCGATATTATTCGTAATCGCATTCGCGAGACAAACACACGTTTTCATTCTAATGATAACATTAGTGAGTTCATTGAAGAAGGTGAACTGACACTACTTCAACAAGAAGTTGAAGATAGATTCCAAGAAGTTCTCGATGCACTAATAATTGATACAGAGAACGATCACAATACACAAGAGACAGCCAAGCGTGTTGCCAAGATGTTTATTAATGAAACATTTGGCGGCCGTTACGCACCAATGCCACGGGTTACGGCATTTCCTAATATGGGTTACAAGAGCATGTATACCAGCGGCCCTATTAGTATCCGTAGTACCTGTGCTCACCACTTCCAAAACATCGTGGGCAACTGCTGGGTCGGAATTATCCCAGAAGATGAAGTAATTGGTCTTAGTAAGTTCAATCGCATCATTCACCATATCGCTGAACGCCCACAGATTCAGGAAGAAATGACTACACAGATTGCAGAAGCATTAAAAGAATATGCAAAGACAGAGCATATCGCTGTAGTAGTTAAAGCTGAACATCATTGTATGACACATCGTGGTGTTCGCGAACATGAGAGCGATATGACTACCGCAGTGATGTGTGGTGGATTTCTAAATGATCCAAGTGTAAAGCAGGAGTTTTACAACATCTGTTTGAGCATGAAGGGTCATAGTAACTAATCAGGGAGAAACATATGTTGAAGTTACTAGAAGGTGTAGATCGCAAGTTGGTTAATCAGCTTGTTATCATGCACGTAATCGTAATTGCACTTTCAAACTACTTGGTGCAGTTCAAGTTTAACCTGTTCCCAGGTGCTAACTTGCCATTCTTTGGTGAGTTTCCACTTGCAGTTGCAGCATTTACATTTCCGATTGTAGTTGTTGCTACTGACTTGACCGTCCGTATGGTGGGCAAGGAAGCAGGCAGGGCAGTTGTTGCCCTAGCAGTCATCCCAGCAATCATTGTAAGTATTTTGGTTGTTTGGGGCGGCGGTGCACCAGTTGAGAAGGCACTACGTATTGGTGCAGCAAGTGGTGTTGCATATGGCGTTGGTACAATGCTAGACGTTTATGTATTCCAGCATATTCGTGAGAAGTTCACAGAGATGTGGTGGGCTGCTCCAGCATTTTCAACAGTCTGTGCAAACGTACTAGACACTTATGCGTTCTTCTATACAGCATTTTATCCAGCACCTTGGGTACATGCTGTTGCGTTCAACCAAACAATTACAAAGATCGTTGTAGGGTTGATTGTGTTCCTACCAGCATATGGTTTCCTACTAGGCCATCTGCGTAAGAAACTAGGGCGTACTCTATAACAATAACGCTATGAAACGGAGGGTCCGTGTTGGGCCCTCCGTTTTCATAAAGGACAACTTTAATGCCAAAAATATATGAATCACCAGACGGTGGTATTACTATACGTGCAAGAGAAATAGGCGATCCTATTTCAAGTACTATTACAATCGGGGGCTCGACCTCAACGGTGACAAGTACTGGATTTGGAAATGCAGCTAACATTACCATAACTCCTCCAACTGATCCTCTTGAGGAATATTTGCAACAAAGACTTGATATGATGGACAAGTATCCAGAATTAAAAGAAAAATGGGAAGAGTTTGCAGAGTTAGAACGCCATTACAAAGCCTGGGATTTACTTAATATAAAGGAAAGTAAAGTATGAAATGGTTTGATAAATGGTTTTATAAACAAAGTAAAAAGGCGTGGGAATCGCAATCTTGTAATTCAACCCCTAGCGTCGACGCTAGGAGTATTCCTAACGTCCCTACTCATGGTAGGCCTACTCCCAGTAATATAGGGGTAGAAGGATTAAATATGCAAGTTGCTAGAGCTACAGGTGGATATATAATTCAATTCAATAGATATGATGGTCTTAACGACGTTAATAATAGTAATCTTTATATTATCAATGACGAAGATGATTTTGATACAAAAATTAGTAGTATTATTAAGTTGGAAATGTTTAAACTTCCACATTAACAAAAAATTTAAGAAACGGTAGACAAGTCTAGACTCTGTGTTATTATAAGAGTATGTTCAAGGTGAACATGCTCTTTTTAGTCAAACTAACACGGGGTTAAAATGACTTATAAGACACTAGCAAGCGCATTGCTCGCCACTACAATGCTGACAGCGTGTCAGGGTGGCGGAAGCGCAGTTAACACAGTAAAGCGTGAACTTAGTCCTACAGCGAATATCAATTTTGCTGCTATCTCAGGTGAAATTTCTGCTCTAGAGGCAGCAGTAATGGAAGCACAGGGCGCATCAAGCCTTAGTGCAATCCTTAATCCTACACAAGCAGACAAACATATGGCAGGAGACATTGTCAGCAAGATTGACAATGTTATAGCTAGTTGGGATAGCCATAAGGCAGAAATGAATGCCAAACTCTTGGCAGTAAAACTAGCTGATCCTGACTTTCAGAAAGCTGAAGCTGTAGTAAACATCCTCAAAAATCAGGTGCGTCCACTTGTTGTTAACGTAACTGAAGGCAAGGCTTACGATACTACCAAGTTTGTCTTTATGGAAAAGAAAGAATCACTGGATAAGGTTATTGAAGATACTAAAAAGGATATCTTTAATAATGTTGTACCAACTCTTATTAGCTCAAGCACAAGCGCAGTAAAGGTATCTGAAACTACAGCTACAAGTTCGGCAGAGCGTATTAGTGAAACCGTTGTTACAGACGGTGAGCAGACAGTGCGTGGCGGCACTGGAATTAGTGACCTAACTCGTACTGCTAGCTGGACACGCACTACAACTAAGAAGATGGTATATGATCGTAGCTGGAGTGTTACATTACAGAACGTAACAACCTCTGTATTCAGCGATGGTACAACTAAGACTGAAAATGGTGCAGAACGAGAAGTTCCTTATAAGGTAACTCTTGATGCATCACCGCAGGTAAGTACTGAATCGCTATCTAAAACTATTGCTTACAGTGTTAAAGAAAATAACGATCCTGCAATTACGGTTACACGCGGTTCAGCGTCAGTCGAGAATGTATACGAAGATCGTGTAGAGAAGGTTACACAGAGTGATGGTAGCATTCTACACAATACGATTCGTAAGACAACTACAACGACTACCACGCCAGTTACTACTACTAAAACTTATCCTAAGATCAGCGTCTATACATATGAGGATGGACACTCGTTCACTCATGATGCTACGGATGAAGTTATTAGTAGTGTGGAAAACGAAGTAGTAGTAACTACTAGTGAGTCCACTATTAACTCAACTACTGAACATGTGGTTACCAAGGAAACAACAACAAACGAAATCATTACTGAAGTAGTAGAGAGCGAGCCGGTATTTGATACTGTTTATGAGGATAAAACTACAACTGAAACAGTTGATAGCAAAATCATTACAACAGTTACTCGTTACTATACCACTACAGCCACAGTAACAACTACTACTACCACAAAAACTACTCCAGTCACCAAGCAGATTTGGACTGATGGTACTGAGAAGATTATTCGTGGTGACACTGTTACTGATGTAAAGACTGCTAGTACTGTTGCCAAGGATACCTGGACCAAGGTAATGAGCACCACAACCACAGATGCGCCGGCTGATACTACGCCTATTGCTGACGATCACCCGGATATGGGAACTCGCACAGCAGGTTATAATACTGATCCAACAAGTTATCGTACATCAGAATTTACAGGCACTAAAGGCGTAAACTTTCTGAGTGCTGTTAAAGCAGATGTTGCTTACTCACGTGGTTGGACAGGTAAAGGCAGTCTAATTACCATTGCTGATACTGGCTGGGACAGAGATCATACAGATCTTTCTAGTGCGGTGAAGCATGAGTATAATACACTAACTGGCGGCACTAACACTTTTATGGATGACAACGTTGGTCACGGTAGTCATGTGTTGGGCATCGCGGCTGGGCGTAAGAACGGGTCAGGCATCCACGGTGTTGCATTCGATGCAGACGTAGCTGTAGTTAAGGTGACTGACAGCACTGTTTATAGCTTCCAGCGAGCTAGAGCTGGCGCAGCATGGGCCAGAGATTTGGGTAGTATTGCTTTCAGTGCCAGTGCAAACTGGAATGAAGACAGTGCGTTCAGAAGCAGTATCGTAAATATCGGTTCTGGAATGAATTACAGTAATCACTGGTACTACGGTGAGAATGGATACAATGGTGCTGTAGACGAAGCCAAGTTGTGGGCGACTGCACTAGGTAGCGAACAGATCCTTGTGAACAGTGCTGGTAACTTTGCTAAAGACTATGTATCAGGCAGTGCACAGATGGCCCATGCTACTGATGCAAATGGAAACCTTATTATGGGCGGACGCATGCTGATTGTTGGTAGCTATGATGTTACTAACAATAAAATCTCTAGTTTCAGCAACAAGGCTGGTACTGTTTGTGCCACCTGGGACTTTACAAATAATCTCTGTAAAGATGCTGCAAGGGCTAGCGACTTCTATATCCTTGCTCCAGGCGAACGTATTGAAAGTGCTTACAAGGATGGCACAACTGTAACAATGAGTGGTACAAGTATGGCTGCTCCTGTGGTTACAGGATCACTTGCTATCCTACACCAGATGTGGCCACATATGAAAGGTGAAAACCTCGTTAAACTTGTTCTGCAGACTACTAACAAGGACCTGCCAGGTTACACTGTGGAAACACATGGACAAGGCATGTTGGACTTGGACAAGGCTACACAGCCTGTAGGTGCAACAGGTATTCCAACAAGCGGGCGTACGAGTGGTGCTATTGCTAACCTTGAAACACTAAGTGGTGGCGCTGCTGTCGGAAGTATTAGTAGCGATGCATTTGCGGCACTAAGTAATGTTACGGTGCTTGATAGCTTTGAGCGTGATTTTACAATCAATCTAAACAACACTCAAGCTATTGATACTCGTCCTGGATCGTCAACAGAAGCACTAAGTTTTGGTGCAAACTATGACGGTTATTGGAATCTTGCTAATGCCGGCGAAGGCACTAGTGACTTGTTTGGTATTAGGACATCATTCAAGTTTGACCCAGATGCTAAAGCCAATGGCGACTGGGGCATGCGTACAGAGTATGATGTGCATAGTAGCGAAGAAACTACTATTACTGCCGCACTTGGAATGATTAAGGAGACAGGTAAGTTCCTTAACAACGTTCAGGAAGGCTTTATGGGAGTTGGTGAGTCACACACCACAAACTATGCAGGCTTGCGTCTCAATCACAAGTTTGATGAGAACTGGTTTGGGTTTGGTAACTTCCAGTTGGGCATGACAGACGTTGAGTCATCCAAGGAGTTTAGTCTAGTAACTGGGTACAGCACCCTAGTAAGTAACAGTTGGGGTGTCGGTGCAGGTTACAAGTTTACTAACGGGTGGACTGTTGGCGCTAACTTTAGTCAGCCAATGACAGTTACAAGCGGTAAGATGAACTACAAGGTTCCAGTAGGACGTACACTTGACGGACAGGTATTATTTAATGAAGGAAGTGCTGATGCAAGTACGAAAAATATTGAATATGATACCGGTTTGTTTGTAAAATATAATGTAAACAATGTTGCACTTGCTGGCTATGCAGAGCATCGTAGCAATGTTGCAGGTGTCTCAGGTAACAATGAAGTTAACCTAGGCATGAAAGTGAACTTGAAGTTCTAAGGAGAAAAGGTATTGAACCTAACTACGCTGACATATGAAAATGTAGAAGCACTACAGTTTGATACCAACCACGACCCCGTGAGACCCGAGCTTGACCTTAACTTTAGGTTGGGCCCGGGTCGTCGGGTTTATGTGTTGGAAACGGACGGTAAGTATCAGGCAGCAATTTGCGTTGCCTATACTAATGAAGTACCAACTACTGTAAAGGAACTTGACCTTATGAGTCAGGCTGCTTGTCAGGAAGATCAACACGGTTCTATTTGCGTAGCATATACAGTTTGGAGTCGTGCGCCACGTGCTGGCAGAGACGTTGTTTTTCGTTTGCTAGATGAATGTCGTGCAAATGATAAAGTCAAACGTCTTATTACACTAAGTCCAAAAACGGATATGGCACGGAGGTTTCACTTAAACAATGGAGCAGTTACTTTGCAGAACAATACTGCAACTGATAACTACGAATACAGTTTATGAATATGTTCAAAGATAGGAAACGTGTAATCCTAGATCGCATTGGGCAGAAGCCCTACTTGGTTAGGTATTACTTGTTTCTAAAAGATCGTAAATGGTTTCCATTTAATGTATTTTTACATAAGTTTTTACAAAGCGATCCGGATGAACTACACGATCATCCCTGGCCCTACTTCACGCTAATCTTACGTGGGGGTTATTGGGAGACTACTCCTAAAGGACGCTTCTGGCGTGGTCCAGGACACATGCGTTTTAGCGGTCCTAAGAGTCTGCATCGTGTAGAACTAGAACCAGGAGTATGTGCTTGGTCACTATTCATTCCTGGTCCTAAACTACGTGAGTGGGGTTTCATTGTCAACGGCAAATGGATGCACAATGAAAAGTATTTTGAATGGCGTAAGCAAAAGGTGAGAGATGAATAAACTATATCTGTCTAATCGAGATATTGAAAAGGGTGTACATAACGTTATAAAGCAAATGTATGCTGACAACTGGCGGCCCGATTATATTGTAGGTATTACCAGAGGTGGATTAATTCCTGCTGTTCTAATGAGTCATCTTACAGGTATTAAAATGCACACACTGGATGTTCGTTTGCGTGATGGCGATGAACAAGAATCCAACTGTTGGATGGCAGAAGATGCATTTGGTATTTTCCAAATGGGTGGCATATATGAAGATAAGAAAATTCTTATCCTAGACGATATTAACGATAGTGGTGCTACATTCCAATGGATTAAAGAAGATTGGCCGGCAGGCTGTCATCCAAATGAACACCGATGGGATAAAGTTTGGAATCAGAATGTTCGCTTTGCAACTATTGTAAACAATCTTGCAAGTCCATTTAACATCGATTATACAAGCATTGAAATTAACAAAGCTGAAGAAGATACATGGGTCGTATTCCCCTATGAGGAGTGGTGGTGATGATTGAACTCTTAATAGCACTGCTAGTTAAGCACTGGCTCAGCGACTTCTGTTTACAAACTCCGTGGATGATCCAGGCAAAAAGTAAACTATTTGGTCTAGGTGGACTGATCCATGCAGCTATACACGGTGTCTTTACATTTGTTATTTGTTATTATTTTATTGGTTGGCCTTTTGCTCTATTTGTTGGATTAGCTGATTTCGCCGTACACTACACTATTGATTATTGTAAAGAACTAGTATCGCGTGTTATGAAACTGACACCAGCACATCAGCAGTATTGGATATTGTTTGGTTTTGATCAACTATTACATATGTTAACATATGTTGCTATTTGGAGTTATGCACGTGGCATTATTTGAAACACACAAAGACTGGATCTCAGAGGATGAACATGGCATGTTACAAGCATTGGTGTTGTATGCTCCACGCTGGCGTTTTGGTCAGGTAAGCGACAATACAATCCAACCAAACTATCCCATGTGGTTCCAAAACTTTTGGGATATTAGAACATTTGAGTTCAAACCAGATCAAGAGATAGTGACCAATCTGTTACGTTCACTAAAAGATAGATTTTTAGAGTTATGCCCGGGCAATTATAAACTTGTTAGGTTTATGGCCAGTAGTAATACGTTTGGCATTGATGGTGATATCCATACAGACTGGCCACATCCTGATGTAAGTATTACAGGTGTACTTTATACAGACAAGGTATGGGAACAGAACTGGGGCGGGGAAACGGCCTTTTATAAGGATGGTGTCGTAGAAGCTAGCGAATATGAACCCAGAAAGCTTATTACATTTGATAGTAGTATTGCCCATGTAGGCAAAGGGCCGCAGCGACGTTGTAAGGAAATGAGAACAATTATAGCGTTTCAAGCAGTTAGCGAAGATGCTCTAAATGCTAAAATGAGAAAGAATTAATGATCATAACTGGCGATGGTGGATTAGATAACTGGTATAATGTCACTGTAAATACGTCATTGAACACATTTGAGGTTAATTTTAATCACAAGTCTCCGGCTCGACAACTGAATTTTTTTGAAGCTGCTGATTACACTGCAAGAACAATAGCTGAAAAATACAAAGATATCTTCCTAGGACTTAGTGGAGGCATGGATAGTCAATTTGTTGCTGAAACTTTGTATAAAAATAATATTAACTTTACACCATTAATAGGAATAAACCCTACTAATAATGATCATGAATTTGCTATAGATTGGTGTAATGCGCGGAATATAAAATCTATCATTCTTGACTTAGAATTTTATTCACAAGATATTTTAAAAATTTATACGACCTTTTTAAAAAAAGTTCCGTTTGTTAATATAGGAAATTGCATAGATCTTTTTTTAAGTAGTATTGCAAAAAAACATTCTGGTCATTTAATAGTCGGTGGTCCTACACTTCCTTTAACACCTTATCACCCAAAGCAAGCTAGTAAAGAACCCATTTATTCTGTAGAGATAAGTGAATTTGCTCTTGAGTTGACCAATCAACTAATTGGTGGATTCTTCTTCTTTACTCCCGAAATTCTACTATCACAGGCAATCAATCTAGATATTACAAAGACGGATGATTACTCTCGAGCTGCTTTATATAATTTTCCTGTCAGACATAAGACACTAGAATATAGATTATTTCCAGATTCTATTCATCTTAAACTAGTACATATAACTAAAAATAGAAAAATCAATAACCAAGATTGGTCAAAAACTAATCTCATTAACTTACTTCAGAATTAAATTGACTCTCAATCATAAATATCTTACAATGTAATTACATTAGAGGACTAAGGTGTTCGACCCTCTTTAAATATTCCGCACACTCCATAACCAAGGAGTATAAACATGGCAAAATATATTAGTACAAAAACATACAGGCATTTAGGTCCAGTAGCATACAGACAGTGGAGAGCAGATTCACACTGCAATCTTATCCACGGATACGCATTAAGTTTCCATTTTGAATTTGAAACTGATGACCTAGATGCTCGTAACTGGGTAGTAGACTTTGGTGGATTACGTCCACTAAAGGATAGCTTAGAAGATTGGTTTGATCACACTCTGCTAGTAGCACAGGATGATCCAGACCGCGACACGCTACTAGAACTAGGCAAGAAAGGCCTAGCAAAGATTACAGAAGTTGAAAAGACTGGATGTGAAGGTCTGTCAGACTTTTTGTATGAATACGTAAACACAATATTTTTACCTAGTTGGGAACCTGGCACTAGGGTATGGTGCTGTAAGGTTGAGGTAAGAGAAACTGACTCAAATATGGCTATGCGAGTTGGTCACAGAGAAGATGGAGAATTCGATGTTTAAATGCATTATGAAATGGCTAGGAGTTGGAGACACACCTGCTGTTATTACAGAAGCTGAGCTTAACAAGATGACAAAGAAGCAAGTTGATGACTGGGCAGCAGATCATGGTATCAACCTCGATCGTCGTCTTACAAAGGCTAAGATGATTGATGAACTAAAAAAACACGTAACTGTAGACTAAGAGGCGTCAATGAAAGTAAGATATACTGAAGCGTTTTATTCAGTTCAAGGAGAAGGTCGCTGGACAGGTGTGCCCAGTGTATTCCTTCGTATGTATGGTTGTAACTTTACTTGTCCTAAGTTTGGTATTGCTAGGAACAGTAACGAAACAGCAGAGCCTCAGATCCAAAAGATTGTAGATGAGATTGATAACTATGATACACTTGAGGATCTCCCACTTGTGACTGTAGGGTGCGATAGCTATGCTGCTTGGCACCCTGCATTCAAACGTTTTCAACATGATGTAGACATTGATCAGCTGGTTGATGATCTACTTGCACTTACACCAACAGGTGCATGGTCATTGGATAATGGTCAGGATATCCATTTGGTAATCACAGGCGGTGAGCCTCTACTAGGTTGGCAACGAGCATATATACAGTTGCTAGAACATCCACGCATGAAGGACTTGAAGAATGTCACGTTCGAAACTAATACTACACAATCTCTGTCAGAGGATTTCAAAACGTACCTCACAGATAATCAACAGGTACACATTACATTCTCTTGCTCCCCTAAACTATCGGTTAGTGGACATACTTGGGTTGATGCTATCAAGCCTGATGTTGCTGTTAAGTACGCTAGTGTTCCTAACAGCCACTTGTATCTTAAGTTCGTTGTTTCTGATGATGTTGACGTGGCAGAAGTTGATAGAGCTGTTGCAGAATATAGATCTGCGGGACTTGAAGCGCCGGTTTACCTCATGCCTGTTGGCGGTACGACAGACAGTTACTTCAAAAACGGTCGTCAAGTCGCAGAGCTCGCCCTCGAAAAAGGCTACAGATATAGCCCACGCCTCCACGTCGACGTCTTCGGTAACGCCTGGGGAACCTAACTTAGAAAATAAGTTACGTAAAGCTGGTGCAATATGAGAACAGTTTGGGTAAGACACGGACAAAGCGAATATAATGCTAAAAATTTAGCAACGGGTTGGCACGATCCTGATCTTACCCAACTTGGGGTAGAACAGGCATTTGAAACAGCTAGAATTTTAGCTCAAAGATACACAATGATCGCTAGTATACATACTAGCGATCTTCGTAGAGCAGTACAGACAGCTAGTATAATTTTACAAAGCTCGCCATGGTTTGTTGAGACAGAAATAGATAGTAGATTGCGTGAACGTGACTATGGTGATTGGAGCGGTAAAAACAAGGATGAAAACCGTTTAAGTGTAGGAGATGAAAGATTTTTATCTATACGCCGAGGCTGGGACATTGCTCCCCCTAACGGTGAGAGTTTGAAAGATACTGCTAGTAGAGTAGCAAATTATTTGGACAATATAGAACAAAGTAATCTTCCGATTATTTTTGTTTGTCACGGAAATACTATAAGAGCAGCAAGTGTGATTTTTGGAAAAAATACACCGGAATCTGTTGTAGATTGGGAAATAGAGACTGGAGGTTTCATAGAATGGGAATACTAGACGACGCAAAAAGTGCTATGGGTTTGGGTAAAGCCAAACGTGTTGAGGAACCTAAGCCACGCGCACCTAAAAAATCAGAAAAGGAAATTGCTACAGAAAAGGGTGAGCCCTGGGTTAGTGTCCTTAGTGTAGAAGTTGATCAGGAAAATCCTGGCAATGGTGCTTTTGAATTAGACTGGAACCAACCTTTTATTAAATTGCTTTGGAAAAAAGGTTACCGTGACGAAAATGAAAACGATATGGTAGATCGCTGGTTTCAGGATGTCTGCAGGCACGTGGTTATGGAAAGCTATGAAAAAGATGAAGCTATGGTAACTCGTAACGACTTAGGTGATGGCAGAGTAGAGTATAAATGATACGAGCAGTTCCTGCTGAATATGCAAACCACTATTTAAATGGTAGCTGGGTTTTTAATTCTCTTATCACATTTTTAATACATAATGCCCTGCTATAAAAGAAGTAAATTATAATGCTTGTCTATGTTAATGGAGATAGTCATAGTGCAGGAGCAGAGCTAGTAGAAGATTTCTGCTTTGCCATGGACGACAGAAGATACATTCATCTAGGTCGCACACCACACCCTGAAGCTATACCCTATACCTTTGGATATTTTCTCAGCCAGAGTTTAAATGCTGGTTACTTCTTAGATGCAGAAAGTGCAGGTAGTAACCAGAGAATACTAAGAACTACAACTACATTCTTAGAAGAAAAATATAGTTCTCATACCACCATAATTATTGGCTGGAGTACATGGGAAAGAGAAGAATGGCTACACGAAGATTTATACTATCAGGTTACAGCAAGCGGTACTGATAGTGTTCCAGCAGAACTTGTAGACAAATATAAACAATGGGTAACAGAGCAAACCCAACAAGAGTTGGCTAAAAAACAAAGGTACTGGCACAATAAAATCTATGAATTCCATTTAGATTTACAAAGTAAAAATATCTCACATTTGTTTTTTAATAGTTACAATCACTTTAATATGTCTGATGCAGAAAAGTTTGATTGGCAAAACTGTTATATAAATCCCTATGAAGACGCAGGCACTTATTTTAACTGGTGTAAGGAACACGGCTTTAAAACAGTCAACAATGGTTTACATTATGGAAGAGATGCCCAAATAGCCTGGGGAAAGTATCTGTTGCCCTGGTTGACAAACACCAATCAAAGTAGTATAATACAAGCAGTAAAGGTTAATCCCAACCAACGAGTAAAATTTGGACCTACGAGGACTGGATGACGACTTATCTACTAGTTGATACCGCTAACACATTCTTTCGTGCAAGACACGTTGCCCATCGTGGCATGGATTCATGGACTAAACTGGGCTTTGCAATTCATGTAACACTTAATGCTGTAAACAAAGCACACAGAATCGCCGGGGCTGATCATGTAATATTTGCGCTGGAAGGCAGAAGCTGGCGTAAGGACTATTACACACCTTATAAGCGCAACAGGTCAGATGCAAGAGCAGCACTAACAGAAGCAGAGCAGGAAGAAGATAAACTGTTCTGGGAGGCATATGATGAACTTACGACATTCCTAAAAGATAGTTCAAATTGCAGCGTCCTTAGATGCGAAATTGCGGAGGCTGACGATATTATCGCACGGTTTATTAATATGCACCCTAACGACAACCACGTTATTGTTAGCAGTGATACTGATTTTGTTCAGCTAGTTAGTGATAACGTTCGTCAATACAACGGTATTCAAAATCATATGATTACCCTAGAGGGTATCTTTGACGATTATGGCAAGCCTGTTAAGGATAAAAAAACTGGGGAAGCAAAGATTGCTCCAGATCCAGAGTGGCTGCTATTTGAAAAATGCATGCGTGGTGATCCTACTGACAATGTATTCAGTGCTTATCCAGGTGTCCGAACCAAAGGCAGTAAAAATAAGGTAGGACTATTAGAAGCATATGAGGATCGTGCCAATCGCGGTTATAACTGGAATAACATGATGCTACAGCGTTGGGTAGATCATAACGGTGAAGAGCATCGTGTTCTCGACGACTACGAGCGCAATCGCACACTGGTGGATCTCACAGCACAGCCTGCAGAGATCAAAGAGTATGTTGACGAAACAATCCGTTCGCAGGTTACGGACAAGCACATGGGTATGGTTGGTGCTAAGTTCCTAAAGTTCTGCGGTAAGTATGAACTCAATAGGCTAGCTGAAGACGCTACAAAGTTTGCAGAATGGTTGAACAAAGGCTATGAATATGAAGTTACAAGCTAAAGCTATTGTAGATAATACCTTCTGGATTATCGAACGCAATGGCGAAAAGGTAGGTACCCTTCGCCACAGTAATGACTATGTGCTAACAGTAAATAGTAAAAACTTCCGTTATCCGGATTTGAAATCGCTGAGTACTAAGTTGGATATAGACTTTCAAAATAATTTAGTGAGGATTGAACCTGCCGGCAAAAAGCAGTTTGATGTACATGGGTATCCATGCAAGACATTACCATTTAATGGTATTTTTGACCTAAAGCGTAAACTACCATTGTATACCAAGACTGAAAAAAGCCAATGCTTCTACTGCGCTGGATATTATGCAATCAATTTTGAGAACGGCTGGGTTCCTGCATATTGCCCTAAACTTATTACTTTGGGTAGAAACGAACATAAGGGACCATACAAAACAAAGTTAGAGATGCAGGAAGTTATTAGAAACCTATCAAATGGCTAAAATCCCACACTTCGGCAATCTTGAAAAACTAGCAAGCAAATGTGCTTTAATTAAATCAGAAAATCTGATAATTAATAAAACTGAAGCACAACACATTGCAATGGAATACCAGAAGCTTATTGGATACATAACTCAGATACAGGATGAGTTATTAGCTGAGCGAGAACGTCAGGCTACTGAGATAGAGATCTTAGGTCCAAATTTTTAATAAACTACTCATATTTCCAGATAAATAATATTGTATTATAATTGGAAAATCCATGAGTAGACCCAAGCCCACAGTTTTATTAGAAAAGGTTGATAAGCAGACTTACAAGTCTGATCAGGTCCTTGCTAGCGAAGGAATCTGGAGTGTATTCTATAAAAACCAACCTATTAATCTAAAGAGTAGTAATATGCTTATTAGCTATCCTGGTCCTAAATATAAGAAGGTCTCATTCAGCAATCCAGGCCATGCTATAAATCTTGCCAAAAAGCTTAATAAGAATTTCAACTGCTCTGACTTCACGGTAGTATTACTGAGCAGTGGTGAGATCATCTACCCAGATGCCCAATAAACAAGAATACACACAAGCATTTCTAAAAAACATTGAAACTACTACTGTGCCCGCCGGTGACGAGCTTGCATTCTTTTGGCTTAATATTAGAGATACTGGAGGGTTAAGGCTAACTGAAAATGGGTATTTTTGTCTAGTAGAAGATATTAAGTTAGAAAGCTGGGAAATAGACATCCGTGAACAAAAGATAACCCAAAGGTTCCTTTTAGACTTGGATCGTTTTATGAACTGCCCCTACTATGTGCAGCGCGGCCGGTGGCCCAAAGTTATCCTGTTTAGTGAACAAACCTATTTCTGGCTGGTACTACATAACCAGGATTTTGAAAGGTTCTTAAATGCCAACAAAATATCGTCTTAGACACAATAAGCACCTAGAAAACTGTCAGTGGTTACATCTAATAAGTGTAGATTTCCCTGAAACTCGTCATAGGCCTTATGATTATGATTACTGGGGATATCGTAACGTAGAAATAATTGACAGTGTAGAAGAACAAAAGGAAACCATCCTGGGCCTACTACACGAAAGTTATGGGCCGCAGGATGGTTTATGGAATATAAGATGGAGTGACGCAGGTGCAGACATCAGATTTAAAACTGAATCTGATGCTGCTAGTTTCCTGATGCTGTATACCCTTCAGCCTATTAGTTAACCTTTTTGTCGTAATAAGCCCAGTTACCAAATGCTGGCTTGATGTTATCCGGACCATGGATAATAAACACAGTATCGCAGTAGAATTCGTCACCCCAGGTACCACAGGGATAACCATCAGTAAACATCACAAACCGGTTAGGCTGGATGTCGTTGTCCTTCATAAATTTCCAGTTACATTCAAACATCGTACCGCCACCGCCCTGGGGCTCATATGTCATGATGTCGTCGATGTTGGTAGCGTCAAACTCAGCGTAGTTATAGACTTCGGTATCGAAGCACCAGAGCTTGATCTTGAAGTCTGTGTACATATCCATGATGGCCTTAATCTCGCTAAAGAAATCACGGGCCTGTTCGTTGCTGATGCTGCCGCTCATATCCACAGCAACCGCAATATCAATGGTAGTCTCAGGAACCATGCCGGGCAGCAGGAAGTCACTGCCCCAGCTCTTACGGCTACGGCGCATAAAACTGTAGTCGCTTTTGATTGAGCTTTCAATGCTCATCGCAAGCATGCTGCGCCAGTCCATCTTGGGCTCAGTAAGATCCTTAACAATGCGAGCAACACCTGCAGGAAGGTTACCAGCGCCACCAGCCTGCTTGGCACTGTTGATTAATGCTTCCTTAATCTCATCACGGATCTTCTTGCGCTCTTCGTCAGAATAAGTGGGCTTACCCGAGCTCTTGAGGTTACCGTTCTCGTCCTCACTAATGCCGCCAGAACCGCCCTCGCCATCATCGCCTTCAAGATGCTCGTCCAGCAGCATATCAATATACTGCTCTAGATCAATCTTTTCAGCGTTGTCATAGAGATCGTCGTAAATCTCCTCCATGCTCATATTGTAGTACTTACGGTCATGTAGAGCAGGCACTGTAGTAATAAGCTCACCAATGCGGCTCTGCACCAGATCTCCGTTTACAGCAAAGTCAGCAGCAATGTTCGCAATCTGAGCGTCATGTTTGTTGAGCTTGCTACGGCCCAGATGCTCGTAGACATTGTGAAGTACCTCATGCCCAAACAGGAACTCTACTTCCTTGCTCTTGAGCATGTTGATGAACTTGCTATTATAATAGAAGTGGCGACCGTCAGTAGCTGCTGTGGGCAACCACTGATCTGCATTCACAAGCGGCAACCGAGTTGCCATATTACCAAACCATGCTGCCTTGAGAAGCAGGCTAACGCGAGCAGTAGTGAGCTTCTCGCGAGCATCTAGATCTTCCTGACGAACTGTCTCGAACCCCACAGGGAGGTTTACGTGCTTCTTGTTTGCTGTAGTCGTGGTCATATGTATCTCCTATATGTATATATTAACATAAGGACAGCGGCTGTCAACCGCTTACCCCCCAATTTGCAGAGGGGTAAGCATGTTAGCAGGAACCTTCCAAACAGTGTTGGTATTGCCTTCGAACACATTCACCCACTTGCGACCAACCTTGCGGACCTTGCCCGTTACAGTTGAGCCAGTGCGGGTGGACTCAAAGCTGACAATATCACCAACCATCAGCTTGCGAATGTTCTGCTTAGTGAGCTGCTGACGACGCATCTTAATAGCATGGACGACATCGTCCAGCTGGCGGTCTGTCATCTGCTGAATATCTGCTACGACACTGTCTACTACGTGGATCATCTCTTGCTCCTCAATTTCAACTTATAATGTATAATAGCACGGATGCTATTATCGTCAACCAAAAAAACCCGCAGAAAACTACGATTCTATTATTTTTTTAAACCGCAGAAAACTGCGATTTTTTTAGGTTAGAAACGGTTGACTATCTGGTTACCCGTGCTATTATGAAGCATAAGTTGGAAATGAGGAGCAAGCATATGTTTATAAGCGAATGGAAGAAATCGGATTGGCGTACCACAGAAACGTGGGAGTCGATCAACTGTTCGAGCGGTGATGTAACAATCACCAAGATTGGCGATGGATTCATGGGTCGCGACCCTAACGGCATGCTGGTTTCACAGTTTCCTGATACCTGGGAAAACACTGTTCGGATGATGGAATCTTGCTTTGATTGGCGTATAGATTTAGGTGAAAAAATAGCCTAAAACGGTTGACGAAACCCTTATACGTGCTAATATGTATATATAGGAAATGAGGAGCAAGCACATGGACAAGATGTACAAAGTTATCGAAGATTTGGACAACAAGCGCAACGAGCAGGGTTTTGAGACTCGTTGGAGCATGTTTGGCGAAGAGATTGTTGATCTCAACGACCGTGTTGTTAACGAAGAGCGTGATATGTATCGTGTAACTTATCGTGCTTTTGACGAGAACCTGCAGGAATATGAGTTTAGCTCGTTCACTGCTACGAACACTGTAGAGGGTTTTTGGGCAGCGGCTGAGTCCGTTTTCCAGCAGGCCAGACGTGAAGTTGGTGATTGGCATGTGTTTGTCGAAGGCTTTAATCTCGTTGAGGATGGTAGCTTCCGGCTTACCACTGGCTCGTAAAGGTTGACACATAGCACAGATGTGCTATGTTTAGATATTAGTTAAACAAGGAGAAAGAAATGGCAGACATTGATGCCCGTACTGTTACTCTTGCAGAAGCCGAGAATCGTATCGTTCGTGCTTTCCGCAATAAGCTTCCGGTTTTCCTCTGGGGGCCTCCGGGTGTAGGCAAGAGCGAGCTTATGGCTGGCATTGCTGACAAGGGCACCTTGGGTAATACTGCCCTGGTAGATATCCGTGTTGCTCTTATGGAGCCTACGGACCTGCGTGGCATGCCGTTCCTTAGCAAGAGTCAGGATAACATGCTCTGGGCTCCCCCTGTGGATCTGCCCAGCGAGGAGATGGCTGCTGAGTATGATACTGTCATCCTGTTCCTGGATGAAATGAACTCAGCCGCGCCGGCTGTGCAGGCCGCTGCCTACCAGCTGATTCTCAACCGTCGCATCGGCACCTACAAGCTTCCCGATAACGTGGTTATCGTTGCTGCTGGTAACCGTGAGAGCGACAAGGGTGTTACCTACCGTATGCCCACTCCGCTGGCCAACCGTTTCGTCCACCTTGAGGTCCGTCCGGACTATGAGAGCTGGCTGAACTGGGCTGTTAACAACCAGATCAATGAAGATGTGGTGGGTTATATCAGCTTCGCCAAGCAGGATCTCATGGACTTTGATCCTCGCTCTAGCGGCCGCTCGTTTGCTACGCCGCGTAGCTGGACCTATGTTAGCCGCTTCCTGGAGGACGACGCAATCTCTGACAGCGAGCTCACTGACCTAGTCAGCGGTTGCGTGGGTGAGGGTGTTGCGATTAAGTTTATGGCGCACCGTAAGGTTGCCAAGGACATGCCGCATCCTGCGGATATCCTTGCTGGCAAGGTTAAGGAGCTCAAGATTAAGGAGATCAGCGCCCAGTATGCCCTGACTATTGGCATGTGTTACGAGCTCAAGAATGCCTACGACGACTTTGGTAAGAAGGACGCCAAGCGGTGGCACGAGATGGCTGACAACTTCTTCCGGTTCATGATGGACTTCTTCCCCACGGAGATGACTGTTATGGGTGCTCGTACGGCTATCACCAACTACAACCTGCCCTTCCAGCCGGACAAGCTGGCGAACTTTAAGGAGTTTTTTGACCGGTTTGGCAAGTATGTTGTTAAGGCTATGGAGAACTAAGATGACTGACCTTACACTCGCGGAAGACTTTGCGCCCTGGTGGGAGTTGTACAAGTACAAAGATCGTGAAATTCCAGCCAGGGAGTTTGGTGACCAAAAGGTTGTTTATAAGCATGGTAGCAACCGCGGATGGCCTGGCGATGAAGAGGATGTACAGTATTGGGTGGAACTTGAGAACGGATTTGCTGTAGGTATGCGTCATGGACGTGGACCCAGCGGCGCTCGTAGAGCACAGTATGCTGAATTTCCTGTGGTTAGAATGAAAGCTTAACCAAGTCTAATTTTTAAGAAGTTTGGTTAGTTCCTCTATAACTTTGGAACACTGAGCGCTTTTGTGGAATAACATCTGTATCTGCTCCTTAGCAGGTACAGATTCCACAATTTTTTGTAATAACGTAGTTTGCTCTAAGGTGTACAGCGCCATAATTTGATCGTTAGTAATGCTATTAGATTGAATAAGTATGTTGCCTATCTCTACGGATATCTTTTCGCCGGCATCCCAGTCAGCTTTAAGATTTTCCTTTATAGCATTGGCACTAGCGGCAGGTTCAGTTTTTTCTAGGTCCTCCTTAAACGCCTGGTAAATATCAACATAAACTGCTGCTATTTTATATGAGGCCTGGCAGGATATTATAGAACTTAGTCCGTTACGTAACGTGTCTATTTTAGATTGAGCATACGCCATATTACTAAAGAGAAAAAAAGACAATAAAGTTAAGATTAATTTTGACTTCATGATAAACAACCTTTATCATATACTTATACATATATCTAGGAGATAACAATGACAGATGAAACACAAGTAGAAACAAGCGAGACAGAAGCAGAAGCAGAACAGGCCGAAGCGCCTGCTGCACCCAACTTAGAAATTAATGACCTAGTTTTGGTCGCTAATGTAATCCAGGCAGTAGCACAGAGGGGCGCCATTCGTGCCAACGAGATGGCTACTGTAGGCAATCTATACAACAAACTAATGGCATTTCTAACAGCTAACGGTGCGATTGCTGCGCCACAGGCTGATGAGGCTGAAGAACAAACAGGAGATACTGATGCTTAAACATGTTGGGAGACAAGGTGGGGAGAACGTCGTAGTAGTTTTCCGTGAAGTTCCCGGTGAGGAACATATGTGCCTGGTAGTTTACCCAGGTCAACTACCCACATCATTTCATGATGACCTTATGCGGTGTATTGAGAGTAACGCAGGACAATCATCAAGTCATCTAGGCGAAGCAATGAGTCGTGTAGTAGGTACTGATGGTCGTAATCTGCTACAAGCAGTACATGCAGAACGATGGATGAAGAAGATTCGTTGTCAGGATGTTATCATGACTCCAGTACCAAATAAACCAGGCGCTCGGTTAGATGAAATTAACAAGATCATTGCTGAAATGGAATCAGGTGCAGATGCTGCCAAGCGTATGGCAGAGATTGATGCACAAGCTGGTCTAGCAGATCCGGCTAAGACTATTGACAATACAGCATATGCTGCAAGTGCTCAGGGTGTACTAACTGATGCAGATATTGCTGCAGACCTGCTGAAGCAGGCAACACAAATGGAATCACAGATTGCAGGACTACAGGCAGAAGTTGCACGTCTTACTGAAGAAGCAACTGCACTTGATCCAAGTGTTGCTCCAGCACCTGCTCCTAAGAAGCGCGGTCGTCCTAAGAAGAAGGCTGCTGCCTAATGAAGGTAAGCCTGGTTAGTTTTAGTCAAGCCAGTCCAGAGTTTTTAACTGAACACGGTCTTACTGACGCAGATGTGCAGGACCTTATTGCGTTCTGTGCTAGAGTCAGCAACCCTAGTGGACAGTTAAACATGGAAACTAGCGCCAAGCTCATCAAATATCTCATCAAACACAAGCACTGGTCTCCCCTAGAAATGGTCAGTGCTTGTATGGAGATTGAAACTACTCGTGATATAGCAAGGCAGATCCTGCGTCACAGGAGTTTTAGTTTCCAGGAATTTAGTCAACGCTATGCTGATCCCACAAAGGATTTAGAGTTCGTTACCCGTGAAGCACGTTTGCAGGATACTACAAACAGGCAGAACAGCATTGATACAGAAGATGCTAGTCTACAAGCAACATGGGAAAATAAACAGCTCAATGTTATCGAAGCTGCTCAAAAGGCATATGCGTGGGCTATTGAGAATGGTATTGCTAAAGAACAAGCCAGAGCTGTATTGCCTGAGGGCAATACAGTAAGCCGCATGTATATGAACGGTACGCTACGTAGTTGGGTACACTACATTGAACTACGTGGTGCTAATGGTACTCAAAAAGAACACATGGATATTGCCCATGCGTGTGCACGAGTAATTGCAGATGTGTTCCCACTTGCGGACGAAATGTTTGAATGGACGTAACTCACAACTGGGTACCTAAACATTCATACCCACAAGGTTGCGGTTACTGGAAAGTATACGAACATCAAATACCCCTCGAGCGTGATGGTGTAATTGGCGAGAGCATATGGTGGGCGGCAAATAAATGTAAAAGTCGCTGGGGTTGGTATTTTACAGAACATGACAGTCATGCTGTTACAGGCAATGCTGTTATGACATTTGAAGATCCTAAAGAAATGGTTTTTTGGGCAATACGTTGGCTAGCAGAACATAGGAAAAAATAATGGCAAAAGTTATTAAGAAAATTATTACTACTCCACCTGATATAGATAGTATTACTCAAAAGCTTGGTATTGGTAGATTAGAACTGGTCAGCATTGCAGCTAATATAGCCAGAACTAAAAGGGTAAAAGCTACCGAGGCATTGTGGATGCTGGATCGGGGCGAAGTGGCCTTGGAGCAAGTTCGAGAAAATATTGTTCTACAGTTACAAAAACACGTTCCAGAACTGGAACAAAAGCAAGAAGATGATACGCCTACACAATCTGAATAGACTATACGAGGAACTATCTCCAAGTTTAGAACGCATGAACGACCTGGTTTTAAAATCAGGTCGTGTCATGTTGGGCGAATTTACTGAAAAATTTGAAAACAGAATAGCAACTGTTGCTGGTGTTGAACATGCCGCAGTAGTAGGCAGTGGCAGTGATGCCTTGTATTATGCTCTAATAGCAGAAAAGGTAGATGGACCAGTAGCAATGCCTGCGCAAACATTTATTGCTACTAGCAATAGCATCGCAAGAGCAGGATGTCAGCCTGTGTGTATTGACATTAAACCTAATGGATTGCTTGATTGGAATTTAGTTCCGCAAGAGATTGAAACAGCGGTATGGGTAGGATTGTTTGGAAACACTGAACATATTCCTGATGACTGTTTTGTAATAGAAGATGGTGCTCAACATTTTGGAGCGCCCTTACAAGCAGACACTGCTGCTTACAGTTTTGATCCCACAAAAGCATTACCCAACTTTGGCAATGGTGGTGCTGTAGTAAGCTGGGATAAAAAGGTTATTGATAGAGTAAAAGAATTACGTAGACATCATACAGTAGACGGGCATGTTGGTGGCAATAGTATTATGAGCGAGCGTGATTGTGCTGAGATGCTAGTTAAATTAGATCATTTCCCGTTCTGGCAAGAGCGTAGACAGGAGATTGCTAGAGATTATCATCAGCAGTTAGGCAGATACGTAAAGTGTGTAACTGATGCAGATGGACAAGTTAGTAAGTTTGTTATTGAAACATCACGTAGAGCTGACTTACAAGCACATCTAACACATCGTAAAATAGAAACAAAACGTGCCTATAGTGAGCCTATTGCTACACTAGACAGAGCAGTGGCAAACTGTCATAAGTTTTTACAGTTGCCTTGCGATCCATATATGACTGATGAAGAACTGTTAGCTGTTGTAGTGGCTATCAAAGAATTCTTTGAGGAAAGCCCACTCGAAGGTTTGCTGTAGATCATTTCCATCTTGAACATACTTGACTGCATCTTCAGCACCTCGCACACTCCACTCACCGTTCTCACCATTACCAACTGTACTCCATTGCTCTAGTCTATAACGACTCTCAATGTCCGACTGTTGAGTAAGTTTAACACACTCACGAAACGCTGTACGCCAAGTTTCATATGGTGTGGTGTTAAAGTCAGCAGTGCTTCCTACGACAGGTACTACACCATGTCTAGCACTTAGCGTAAAATCCAATCCCCATTCTGTAGCATCTAACACCATCTGTTTGTGGTATGCAATAATACCCATGTGCCCATATTCTAGTCCGTTAACAGGATTACGACTATGAAATATCCAGTGTTTGGGCCCTTGTAGCCAGTCCGGTTGCCACTTAAAATTAAAGTCGGGCTCGACGATACACTTAGCAAACACGTTAAAGAACCAGGGTGTTTCGCTTATCTCAGCACAGGCTTTGTATGCTTGTGCTCTGCCTGTGACGCCGTCTATGCGCTTGGCTCTAGGGCACTGTGCCTTTAACAGAAACCAGTTTTTATCGGCGTTTTTTTCACCATTACTAAGATATACAACATCTAGTGGCTTTTCTTCTATATTATAGTCCGTATGACGCAATATGTATGGGTAGTCATAGAATTGGTCCTTAAAATGCTGTTTACAGTCCCTAGGCACTAGTAGTACACTGCCGCTCTGTGTAAAGGCGTGTAGATCACGTTTTTTCCATAGACTGGGATCATAGTTAATGTCTGCGGGAGTTTGCTTGTGCCATGCATATAGGCTTGTTTGTTCATTCAAACTATCAACTGTAGGCCACTCATAACGCTGTATATAGGGCTCTGTATGCCAGTTGATATGCTTGTACCACTCTAGTAGTTTAAGGCCCTCTTGTTGACGCTTAAAAGCAGCTACAGGCACTAGGAAAGTATCCCCAAACTGCTGGTTACCGCTAGCCCAACAGTGTATCTGATCTGCTTCCCAGGGTGCAGGTTGCCATGTAAAATCAAATGTTGCATAATTGCAACAGTCTGCTACAATCCACACATACTCTGTACGAGCACGGTTAACACACCTACGTATTGTATCTAGGTGTGTACCGTTCCAACGAGTGTATTGTGTGTGGGCTGGTAGGTCAACAGTATTACCTGTAATCTGCATGCAAAAGATATCAAACATTCTATAAAAACTTATTCATAATGAAATCAGCTATAGCCCTATGTCCTATTCTGTTAGGATGCATTTCACATGGCCTTATAAAATTTTGAACATCACTATTATTATCTTGTAGCCAACATGAAAAATCTCCACAATGTGGATATTCTGCAAAGTAATTTTGTGTGTCAAAAACTTCTTTGACTAAACAAGAACGTTTACTAATTAACCATGCGTTATCTGGAATCAGATCGTACAAGAAACTTTCTGCTAACTGCCCTGCAAATAAATTTACAAAGTAGCACTGTATACCCAAATCCTGGCACCATTTATATAAAATATAAAGAGTTTGGCTTGCAACTATGTCATCATTGTAGTCGTTGCCAGTCATTTGTAGTATGCGAAGTTCACTAATTTCTTGGGCAGTGCCTTCTGAATAATCTATGTAGTTATTGTAATCTTTGTAAAACATCTGTCTACTTGGATCTGTCAAACAAAAAATTGCTATACTAAAATCTTTTCGTACCTCATTAAAACGTCTAAGTAATCCAGGAATACTTGTTCCGTTAACACCATAGTTGTTTGATCCTAACAAACAAGGAAAAGACCACTTACTATCTAACTCAGCTCCATATACCCAACTATCTCCAAAAAAAACTACACGATTAAAATCCAAGATACTGCTCCCTATTATTAATTAAAAAATTAGTTTCCTGTTCAATCCAATTGAGTGTGTTTAGACTGCGTTGGACATTCTTTCGATACACATTTCTATTATGATTAAATCTAGATTCGAGTTGAACGATATCATATTCTGTTAACGGTATTTTACTTAACCTCAATACTTCTTGCTGGAATCTCCACATACGGACATCATGATTAGACTCATTGTCAAAACTTGTATCAACAATGTTATCAAAAACATCAAATCCTAAATTTTTAAGATACTGGTAAGTGCCCCTGGGTCCATAGATAAGAGGTATGTAGCCCCATAAAAAAGGTTTAATACTTTTTTCTGTTAATCCTATATAATTTTCTGTACAGTAGGTTTCTGCACATACGTCAAACAAAAAGTTATGCACAGGATAGAAGTTTCCTACATTGGGACCTATATCCCTATGTACTTTGTCCTCCAAAAAGTTTTTATACGGTTGTTCTATTTCATCTTCTATATAGCCGCGCTGGCTATTATTATTATAACTTGCATATGATAAATCTAATAACTGGTTGTCTTTAAAAAAATAAAATAGTTCTTTTCTTGGCTTAGTAGGTCGGTTGTTAAGGAAACAAAAAGTTTTCTCAAGGGAGACTTTCCTAAGTTTAGGCAACTCATCAAAAGTATGATCAAAATTTACAGCATTCTGAAATTTTAAAAATAATAATTCGGGTCTATAAACATAGTTAAAGTTTGAAAAATGATTGATAAACAGAGAGGGATAATAACAAAAACTGTACAGTCTGTAATATTTTGTGTAAAGGTTGTTTATTTTTTTGTCAGTAACCTGTTTTACCCATTCAACAATATCTTTATCAAAATTGTCGTCCCAATGGATTAATGTTACTATACTCGACCGTTCGTTTTTCCAGTAAATATCATGGTAAATTTCAAAATTTGATAATTTAGGAATCACTTAATTGCTCCACTGGTATGTTACATTCCTGCAGAAACTTTAGTCCAGCATCCAGTCTATATGGATGCACATAATACACTTCACTAATGCCGCTTTGATATAAAAGTTTAGCACATTCCATACAAGGTTGATGTGTTATAAAAGCACTGGCACCTTCGCCGCTCTCACTACAGCGAGCAAGTTTCGCGATAGCATTAGACTCTGCATGAAGCACTTCTGGTTTAGTAACTAACTCCTTTGTTACCTCAATCTTAGATACTTTAGAAAAGACCTCATCTTCACATTCATTAGTCCAGCCGCTGGGCATCCCATTGTAGCCAATGCTAATAACACGATTGTCTTTAACAATCACACAACCAACCTTTAATCTGACAGCAGTACTACATTCAGCATATGCAAACGCTGCTTTCATGTGTGCTACTTTGTGCTTTTCTTTCACAGTCCTAAATCCATTCTCCATGGATACATCGTATAGCCAAGAGGACGTAAGACGAACTCTTCAAATAGTATAATGACAACAATACCAAATACCCATTGCACCCAACGTGGCCATGTTGCTTGCCAGCGTGTAAATGGACGTAATATCCATGCCAATATATTGGTTACCTTGCCCCAGAACCAATCACCTACACTAAAGGGAGGAACTTTCCACAGTACTACAGGAACTATTAACCACCATACCCACTGTGGATAATCATCATTAGGATCATCTATTACAATCATTAGAACTAGTAGTGCTAGTAGGTATGCACCGATCCATTTTTTCATATGTGCTAGGAACATACTCTTACTCCATATTTCTTTTCAAAACGATTTGCGTCTGTGCGATCATTTACCATTGGCTCTCCACGAATATTAAGACTAGTGTTTAGTAGCATAGGACAGTCCGTTAACACATACCATTTCTCTAATAAATCTCTAGCACCCGTCTTATCATCCTTGCCCACGGTTTGCACACGGCTCGTACCGTCATGATGTACAATGGCAGGAAAACGTTCAGGGTGCTTGCACTTATAGGTATGTTGCATATATGGACTTTTATCCCCGTCCATTTTAAAATAATCTTGTGCATGTTCCTCGAGTATCATAGGCGCAAAAGGTCTAAACTTTTGTCTACGTTTGATTTCGTTTACGCGGTCCTTGATATCTGCACCACGTGGATCAGCAAGTAGACTACGATTACCTAGGGCACGTGGACCAAACTCTGCACGACCACTTGCAACTCCTACAATACCTTCACGCTGTAGCTCACCAATAATCTCTTCACTTGGATATTCTCCAGGAATGTTTGTGCCTAAATACGGCCCTTGCCAGTTTAACTGTTTACCATATGCTAGCGCGGCTGCGCCTAGACTTGAACCACAGTCTCCTGGATTAGGCATAATCCACATATCATTCCATATATCTCTGATGTGACTGTTTGCCACACAATTAAGAGCAACTCCACCCATGAACACACAATTTTGTAAGTGTAAACCCCAACGTGTGCCTGCAAGTTGTCGCATAAAAGTTCCTAAAAAACGTTCTGTGGTTAACTGAGTTGCACGAGCAAGAGTCTCTTTGCCGTATTCAGCACCAAACTCGTATTCTATGCCTGTATGAAAGTTTCGTTTAAATTTTTGTTTGTGATCCTGATCAATAGCCATTTCCCATACGTCACGATATGCATCTTTTTTACCGTATGCAGCCATACCCATTAGAATGTATTCTTCTTCCATAGGCTTCAAGCCTACACGATGTGTCATAGCACTATAAAATAAACCTAGACTATGAGGATAAAGCTGACGATATAATCTTTGATATTGTGCATGACCATCGTCGTCATACCAAGCTCGCCATGCTGTAATAGTATCCCATTCTCCTATGGCATCGATGACGACAACCATTGCTTCTTCAAATGGGCTAGTTTGAAATCCTGCTGCTGCATGACTCAAGTGATGGCTGTATGTACGAATTCTTCTAGTAGGTCGACTGTCCATGCTAACAGATGTTGGCATAACATCATTGAGGTAAGGACTTAGATGTGCCCTAGGACTTTTATCGTTCAAAGCCTTTCGCCATTCACCGCTATAAATTTGACGTGTCTTTTTTAGCCAAGGACGTTCATACCATGCAATTACATCAGGCATCCCGTATCCTAGTGCCTCTTGCATAATGCCATCATTAAGTTCAGCATCATTTTTAATTTTGCTATAGCGTTCGCTATGACCAGCAAATAATATATTGCCGTTACCGTCTACAACACTCACACCAGCATCATGAAAGCCGGCGCTCACACCCATGTATGTTTTAATTTTCATTTGTAAATAAAAGGATCTCTTTTACGTAGTTCTTTTAGTCGCTTGCGATACTGTATCTCAAGTTTAATTCTATTAATAAGGTTGCGAATCCATTTCATTATAATAATCCTAGTGCTTGCATCTGCACATTTTCATAGTCTTCATCGTCTACAGTATAATTAAAGTAGTAGGGAACACCATCTACTTCAATAATATGTATGTTTAAGAGAGGGCTCATCATATCCCAAATCTGTTCAGGATCGGTTGTTCCAAAACTACTTAGTACATCTACTTGCCCTAGTGGCAAATAACCTAAACTAAGCATGGGATCATTTATGTCTTTACTGTTTTCTGTAAGCCAAGAGTAATACTTGTCCATAGTACTATCATGCCAGGGTTGATCACCACCACGTACTACATCACGACCCCATTCAATATCAAACTCTCCGCTATAATATTTTAAATCTGTAATTGCTTCGCATACAGCATTGGTAAGTTTAGGCGCACCTTCATCACGGAAAACTTCGAAGTATGTTTTACCGATCTGACACCAGTGCATATAAACACCACCAAATACACGATCATATCCGTTAGTTATAAATCCATCGCGATATTCGTCTTGTAAATGTAAGCGTGGAGCATTTAAAAATGTAGTGATCTGGCTAGGACGAGTCCAGTAGGGATTACGCTCATGCTTTACACGACTAAGAATATACGATTCCATTTCGTGGCACAGATTATTCAATTGTCTGATACTATACTTTACATATGGGTTAGCTTCATGATAGTACTGGCTCATGTTGCCAACCGTGCCTTGTAATATTTCAAAATGATTGTGTAGCATATTAAACGTGTCGTGTTTAATATACTCAGGATCTTTATCAAACTTATATTTGTCTGGATGGTACCAAACAGTATCCAGAGTATACTCTTCATCAATATTATATTTTAGAGGGCTCCTATTAATACGAGTAATATGCCGATTAAGGTCAGATAGCATTGCTTCCAGACCACGTGTCTGTTTTGGAAACCCCATAAAGCAAAAGTTCTTTTCCAAGTGTAGCCCACGCTCGAGAATATCTACTAGAGCAGACTTCCATGCACGAGCCAAGGGAATATCGTGGGGAGTTATTGTGTAGTCTAACTCACCGCCACCTTTGTAAGGGCTTTTAAGAACTACTCGTATCAATGCTTGCCCACCATTGCTTTAGTTTACCATACACCCAAGGATCATTACCAATTCTTAAGGTATCTATAAACTTTAAACCACTCCTACGACTGTCGTATAGGTCCATTCGTTTTTTGGCTTTTCGTCTAGCCTCTTGATATGTGTCGGGATACTCTTCAGCAAACGTAGGCCGATTGAGTAAGTTTACCAACACATCATGCATTGCCCCATTGGTTAGAGGAAGTACACGATTTATTATAGCATGAAGCTCTTGCTTGGGCAAGAATAAAGGAGACATTGCAATATCTGGCGTAAACGCAAAACACACCTTTACTAATAGATCCACATTTAACTCATTGGCTAGCTCTTGTATTTTTAGAATTTGGCCTAGTCCAGGCGTAGTTAGTGTAAAGTCCAGTCGCATTTGTCTACGATGCTTGCTATGTTCTAAACCTTGCTTGAAGTTTTCTATAAACTTGTTATAGTTTAATCCAGTACGTATGTACTCTCCAACCTCACCAACACCGTCAAGGCTAGCACAGATTTGCCAGTCTCTTACCTTCGCAAGTATGTCAGTATAAAGGTTGCAACCACCTAACTCAATACGGCTAAGGTTGGTATTGTACCTAGCGTATATACGTGGACCATCTCCAAGTTCTATAATGCGTTGCATATACCGCCAGTGCTGTTCATACATAAGTGGCTCTCCGCCCACCCAGTATATTTCCTCAACGCGATGTTCCTCGACTGCACTAGCAAACTCCTGTTCTACAGTATCTTTTTGAAACTGGTCAATGGCTTGCTTTACAGATGTTTCCATCCAAGGTTCTATTTTACCATCCATACGTGCTTCTGCTTCCCAACTGCTACTCAGCATTGGACCGCACATACGACACTTAAAGTTGCATAGGTTAGTAAAACGATAGTCCCAACTAACAGGCTGCATACTAGTATAGCCTGTGTCATCCGTTGTTCGTGCTATGTCATCATACTTGTGTTTGAATAAATGCCAAAAGTAATCACGGTAAACATCTGTGTTAAGTAACTTCTTGTCACATACTTCACACTCAGGTGGTAGTTCGTTTGCTAGCATTTGACGTCGTACTCTGCGAATATGTTCGCCATTCCACCATTCTTCTAGTGTTTGTGGCACATATTCATTTGTGCCATCAGCAGTGTCTATATACTGACGGAAGTTTTGTGCAGGTTCTCTGCTAGCACAACATAACCTACGCTCTGTCTGTGGACTTAGATAGGTATGCGTCCAGGGAGCCATACATAGGTTATCTGGTTTATCCATTTATAAACTCTAGTATTTTTTCTTTAGTTTGCATGTTGCGTTTGTTAATCACATCAAAAAACTTATTGTAAAAATAGTCATAATTATAATCAACTTGATCCTGTTGGTCGAGATCAAAACTAAAGTTGCTTATTAAGTTTTTGACATAATCAACTCTTTCGAAATCCCATTCTTCGTCCCAATTAATACCAAAATAATCTTCAAACGTTTCAAATCCTAATCCACGTAACCGTGCGTAGCCTAATCTTTGTCCAGTCATTACAAACATACTCTTTGATACTATTGGTTTAATAATTTTTTCTGTCAAATAACCATGCAATCTGTTATCATGACTATTGCATAAACTTTCATTTGTCCAAATTAATTTGCAATCATTACAAATTACATTGTCAGTTGACCATTGATCTCCGGCGATACTGCGTTTTGGTATATTATATTTTGACTGATACGTCGGGTTAACCGGGTTTTCCAACCACGTATACTGTGTATCAGGATAATTATCCAACAGATGTTTGAGTATTTCCTCTTTATGCCAATCAGCTCTACGATTTAGACAACCAAATGTATATTGCCTTTGGTTTAAATTCTTTCTTGGTATTTTTGCAAACCATTTAAAATTAGGATGTGTATACCAGTGTAAATGTTCCATATGAAAATATGTTACATCTAAGGTGTTCACAGTGTCACCTAAATGTTGACTTGTTATTATAATTTTTCTGCCGGTATACTTCTTTATGGTGTCTACCAAGTCAATATTCTCACATTCGCCTAAATTTGTTATAATATAGGTATCGTAACCTTTGGGGGGCGGCTTTTGACTCCAATCTCCTGTCATTACAAGATACGTATTGGTTTTATCTGTGACGTGTTTTAAAAATTCTAGATCTGTGCCACACTCTTGATAATATTTTCCAAATTCATAATTGTCTAGTGTACCATTATACAAGGTAAAGCCTAATATTTCCCATTCATTCATAACCTATTAATCTCGCAACTTCTGGATGTGTATCTGCAAAACTTACGCCTCTAAACTTATCTGTCTCACGTATTTTTGCAAATATCTTCTCTGGATCAATTACAGGCTGAGAAAGTGTAATTGCTTTAATACTACGGATCTGATCTGCATAGTCACTGTGCATAACTATTGCCTTGTCTAGTCTATGCATAAACTCTGCATGTGCATCGCGAGGTAGATTGAGTAAACTATACTCCTCAGGATCATGCATTAGGTTAAAGTGTATGTCATCTATTCCACTCTGCTTTGCCCAGTTAAGTATCTCAGTCATGTAATAAGTGTTCTGTAGATTCCAAGTAATACACAACTGCAAACTAAATGGATAGCCTTGTTCCTTCATTTCAATGAAACGTTTGATATTACGATTTACTGTACGCCACTTTGCGCCATCACGTTCATACTCAAAACGTTTGCCGGTATTGTCTATGCTAAATGCAATCTGTACATGTTTAAAGTGCCGCCATACTTCATGCTGTTTGGGGAACTGTGTGCCATTTGTGTTATAGTGGATGTCAATCTCGCCTGCATGCCCCTGATCCACTGCACGTTGTAGTAAATCAAAATGCTGTTTAATAAGGAAAGGTTCACCTCCAGTAAATTCAAAGTACTTTAGATTTGGTAGTAGGCTATCCAAATTGTCCCAAAAACCTTGACTGCGTCTTGGCCATTGGCCCTCTCGTAACCACTGCTTGGCAATATGCTTGTCCCCAAACTGTGCAATTTGTTCTTGTGCCCATTTACTGCTACTCCAACTGCCGCATATGCGACATTTAAGATTACAGATGTTGCCTAGTTTAAGATCAAGGAATATTAGGTCAGGTTCAAAAGGTACGTGCTTAAACTTTTCCAACATGTATTCACGCTTGGACTTTTTTCCAGCCGTTTCTTCAATCCAACAGCGTTCACACTGTTCAGGCTGTTTACCTTGTTCAAAAGTTTCTCGCAACTCTTGCATTGCACTGCTGTTAAATGCTTCTTCTAAAGTATGTGTACGCAAGTTTAATCCAGGTAGTTCACCTTTGTACAAACAACAGGGACGAACACCGCCTAGTGGTGTTGTTTCCAAACTAATCCATGGCAGTATACATTTATGCATAGTCTTGTAATCTTTCGAGTTCAGGGAATACGCTGAAGAAACTTTCATTGCGCCAACGATCAAGTTCCTTAGCCCGCATAACAAACTCATGAATGAGCTTGCTGTTATCAGTTGTTTGCATATACTTTACTGCACTCTTAAACCCATTTGTAGCTCTTGTTAAATGATCCTGCGGTTCAAGCCATGCAATATGTTCATTGTATATATCTACTAGTTCAGTCTTCATGTCATTGGGTAGTACATCCAAACGGAAACGCACAGGATCTTGTAATATATTAACATTCCAATCACTGGGTTTGACTAGTCCTAGCTCTACCCATTCTCTATGAAAGTTAACAATATTATAACTGTTCATCAGGCTTAGTGTTGAACTTACATAAAAATCTACAGTAGGACACTTCTCTAGCATGCGTTCTCTGTTTGCTACAATCTTACTCCACTCTGTACCTTTACGCATGAGCTCACCACGTGCATAGTTTGCATCCAAACTTGCCCCAATGCTTACAATGTCAAACTCATTCCACATGTCCAGCACATCCTGCTGTTTGAATACTAGCTCTGTAAAGTTTGTATTGTAGTTTAGTCTAACATCTGTGCGGCCTCTGCGTAATAGTTCACGAAGCAATTTGTAATGCTCTGCCATCATTAGTGGTTCACCACCTGCAAAGTAAATGTTTTCTATGCTGTCTATGTGTGGTTCTAACTGTTCCCACATGTCCATTTCGTAGCGTCCTGCGTACTGCACGTTGGGATGATCCTGTGGTAACCAACTCATCTTCTTTGCTTCTTTTACCCAGTTGCTGCTAAAAATATCACCGCATGTACGACAAGCTAGGTTACATAAATTACTAAAGCGTATGTCATAGTACTTGAGTTCAAAACGATCTAGTGTTCCGTCATCTAGTGTTTCATCTACAACCGCAATGTGATGACCTTCATTTTTGTTTTGACTGTAGCGCATGCTAACAAAGCCTGCTGCTTCCTGTTCATAACATTTGGTACACTGTTTGCAAGGTTTATCTGCTAACATGTTACGACGCATTTCACGTAATGGTTCGTCGTTCCATACTTCAGCCATAGTCTGTTCACGCAGGTTACCAACTGGATGTTCCATTAGTCCCAAGCAACAAGGATAGGCACGGCCATCTGGAAACGCATGCAAGTGAATCCATGGCAGTATACAAAATGATTCACTGGTTAACAGTCTGTCACGCTGCACGTCTGTAAGATCTTCTACATCAATGTACACAGGTTTACGTGTATGATAATCGTAGTTTTTATAATAATTTTCTAATTTGTCTGTCATAGACTGTTATACCATTCAGCTAATTCTGGGAAAGTCTCAGTAAAGTTTTTATTCCTGCGCACATCATACTGCCTATAAAACTTTTTAAAGTCGTTGTGTAGTTTAGGCATTTCAAACGCTTCACTATGCGGCGTTTCTACTGTACGCAAATATGTTACCAGTCGTTCCAACTGTCCTTGTTCAAACTGATGCATTGGCGTGCTGCGGTTAAGGTACTTGGGTGCCCAACGTTTGTATAAGTCTTCTAGTCTATCAGCGTGACGATTACGAATATCATTAGGAAGTACTAAGGGCGACTGAAAACTTGGAAAGCGTAATATATTTAAACTGAATACTGCAAAGTTATTTCCTAACAGTTTTCTTGCTTGTAATATTTGATCGATTAGATCCGGTAGTGTTTCTAAACACAATGCGTTAATGGTCATCATACAATGTGTACCGATGCCTGCCTCACTTAATTTACAAATATTTTCCCACCAGTATTCAAAGTCCAAACCATCACGAATATATTCTGCTCTTGCACTAGTGCTTTCACAACTTGTATAAACATCCAAACTAGGCAAATAACTACGTGCGCTTATTAGTCTATCAATGAATTCCTGCTTACCGCCTAAGTTACTATTAATAGCAAGTTTGGTTTGACTTTTGTCTACGTTAGCTTTGAACCAATCTATCAAACGCCACAAGTCTGCACTCATTGTTGGCTCACCGCCGGTTACTCGTAGTTCACGTAGTGTACTGTGGAGATCAGTTTCCCACCATTTAAAAAATGCTTCTACGTAAGGATTTCTATCCTCCACCCCATAAAGCTGGCTACTACTATGAACGTGAGTAAAGTGGTTGCGGCCATCACTAACAAGGCCTTGATAACTACCATTTGTTTTTAAGTCCTTTACCCATGTGCTACTAAAAGCAGGATTACAATAACTGCAAGCAAAATTGCAGGTACGATCAAAGGCAATTTCGAGTGTTCGGAGATTGACGTCACTATCATGCGGGCTATTTCGCGCATCTTGTAATTCCTCATCAGTATATATCTTACTTTTGTATACACGGTCACTTATAAAGTTAGAACCCATGTCCTCTATTTTCCAACAGTATTCACAACCCTGTGGTCGTTCCCCACACTGCATTTGTCGTCTTTGTTCTTTTTTCTCCGGTGTATTATGTAACAGTTTTGGGTTTGCTTCTACCTCAACAGGATCTACTTTATGTGGCAATGGATGATGGCAACTGGTGGTCATGCCACTACCTAACCATATGGTGGCATTGTACCACTTAGCACCGCAGAAGGTCGGACTAAGTTTATCGAGGACCTGCTGCTTGTAGGTTAGATCATCCATTCAAAGATATGTTCCATTTTGTATTCTTGTTCACTACTGAACTCATAAAAACGTTCTTTATTATAACGTAGATCGTCTAGCATGTCACTATACATACTAGTCAAATCCTGTGTTTGTAAATGCTCTAACACTTGCCACACAGTATCGTGAGGGCCTTGTGTTTCAGCTGGTATATGATCCCAGTAATGATTGAATGTTTTAAACCCATGATTACGCATCCATGCATAGGTTTTAGGATTTCCGTGTACAATGTATGGACGTAATCCTATTGTAGCTTTCCACATTTTCTCCGTAACTAACAACGGTTGCCATTCGTCAAAAACAGTTTCACTGATAATGTTCAAGAAATGATTCTGCCATAAATCTAGTCTGCCTAATGTTACTAGATCATTCGGAATACCTGCAAAATCATCATGACTGCCGTTGTGCAGATAGTTTTCTGGATAGTCTTCGATAGTTATTGGTTCCCAGTGTTGTATGCCACCTTGCCAGTCAATTCCCTCTTGTGGTCCACCTAGTGTCACTATACCATGTTTGAGTAAATCTCTTAGTCTAAGTATTTCAGTTATCTCAACTCTATGTAATCTAGGTTTGCGTTGATATAGCATGTACATGTATATAGGTTGTTGCATAACTACTTGATCTTCAGTGTACTTTGGCATTAAGTCTTTGCCAATTAGTCCATGGAAGTTCCATTCATAGGGACTGTTTTCAAACATGCCTATACGGTAAATGTTTTTGATATTATATTTCTTTACAATACTATCTAGATCTTCGCTGGTAAGATATACCGGATCAATTACACTTAGTAAAAACAAGTTATCAAAATCGTGCGTAAAGCTCATTGCACGTTTATATTCGTTGTTTTCAAACTGACTACCAAACCAAGTTGTATTAATAACGAGATTACGATCGTTAGGAAAAGCACTAGCTACTTGTTGTACTGTGCTGTCAAAAATGTGTTTTTCTTCAGGGCCATATTGCCAACTAATTGGAAAATGAGTGCCTACACGTTCTAGCATTAGATCATATTCCTAACACCGTCTCTGAAACTGGTTGGGCATTCTAGACCCAAGCTCTTCATACGAGTAGTATCTGCATATCTATGACCTGCACCTTCTGGCTCATCAGTGTCTCGCTCTACAGGCACACGCTCTCCCCATATAAGTTCATAGATAGTTTCCGCGACTTCAATAAAGTCAATTGGAATACCTGTTCCAATATTGACTGTTATACTATCATCTCTTTGGATTAGCGTGTTCCAAATAGCCAGTGCATCGTCAATATAAACCCAGTCACGTGTTTGTGTCCCGCTACCCCATACACTACACTGCTTACGTTTGGCACGTTCGATAATAGCAGGTAGCGGATAGTCCATGCTCTGTCCAGGTCCATATATACTAAAAGGTCTAACAACCATACTAGGTATTTTGCAAAACTCTAGCATACGTTCTGCCATAAGTTTTTCCATACCGTATAAGTCAAACGTATCACTACTGCCAAATGTATCCTCTTGCATAGGAGTACCAGTTTTATGCTGTAGGTCCACGGGATATGCTGCACAACTACTTGGGTAAAGTATTTTACCACAATGCTGTTCTGCCCAACTAAAGGCAATCCTATCTAGTTCAGCGTTCTCTGCAATACGCCAATAGTTATTATCGATACCTTTGCGTCCTCCTACGTAGGCTGCAAAATGTATGAGCACATCAAAGTTTTCATTGGGCATACCCTTGCGTATG